CTTATTCTTTAGAAAATAAAGGTAGTCCTGGTAAGACTCGATGGATGGGTAGTGGAACACATTATGATTTTACTAGTGTAGAGGCTAAACAATTGCGTTATGATGTTGAGTTACTTTTGGAAAATTGTCGGATTGGTAAAATCACTGATGTTGTGTTTGTTGATACACTAAAGGATGAACGAAGAGAGAATGCAAAGGTAGATGTTGGTAAAACACGTGTATTTTCTGCGGGACCCCAACATTTTGTTGTGGCTTTTAGAAAATATTTTCTTCCTTTTTCTGCATGGTTGATGCATAATAGAATTGATAATGAAGTTGCTGTTGGAACAAATCCATATTCTCTGGATTGGGAACGTATTGCAAAGAAATTAAAATCACGTGGTAATCATGTTGTTGCTGGTGATTTTGGTAATTTTGATGGTTCTTTGGTTTCACAAATTTTGTGGTCAATATTTTGGGAGATTTTTGTGAAATGGTTGGAGCGTTTTAATGATTTTGAAACACAGGAAGGTAAAGATGTACTTAGTACGTGTTTGGGTTTGTGGACTCATTTGGTGCATTCGGTTCATATTTTTGATAATAATGTATATATGTGGACACACTCACAGCCTTCTGGTAATCCTTTTACTGTGATTATAAATTGTTTATATAATTCGATAATAATGAGAGTTGCTTGGATTAGAATAATGCAAGAGAAGAAACCAGAAATGATGTCAATGAAACATTTTAGGAGAAATGTTGCTTTGGTCACTTATGGTGATGATAATTGTCTGAATATTTCGGATAGTATAATAGGTATATTCAATCAAAAAGAAATTAGTCGTATAATGGTGACGATGAAACATGAATATACTGATGAGGGTAAAACTGGCAAAATTGTGGAATCTCGTCGATTGGAAGAAATTTTCTTCTTGAAGCGTGGTTTTAGATTTAGTGAGGAATTACAAAGAACGGTGGCACCATTGAAAATAGAAGTAATTTATGAAATGTTGAATTGGACTCGTAATACTATTGATCCTAATGTAATTTTAATGAATAACATTGAAACGGCATTTAGAGAAATCGTTTTTCACGGAGAAGATGCATATAATAAATTGCGTAGTGGTATTTTGGCAATTTCAGATGATCTTCCACAAATACCACAAATTTTAACATACAATTCATATTTGCGTGATATTTCTTATCAAGCAGATGAATTGTATAAATTTTAAATCCCATTATGGGTAAGCTAGAATGTGATCTTATTTGTTTATATAAATTTTGGTGGTTAAACAAGAAACAAATACTGCTATTCTAGTAATCGGACTGGTTATTTAACCTTATATCCTAGGATGTCCGGTGGCAGCCCCACATTATCCAAGGAACCCACCATGCAATGTACGTAATTAGGTAGTTATTACATTAAAGAAATTTACCTGCTAACTTTCAAACAAACAATAATATACAAAGTAGTAATGTTGAAGATCAGGATCGCGAGCTTACTACTGAACAAAAAGAAATTGTTCATTTTTCTAGTGAAGGAGTCATTCCATCTACTAGTGCGGTGCCTGATATCGTTAACTTGTCAACAGATTATCTTTCAATGACAACTCGCGAAGAACGAATACATACGATTAAGGATTTCCTTTCTCGTCCTATAATAATACAAACTGATACGTGGTCTTCTACTACGGCATCAGATACACAACTATATACTGCAAATTTTCCTGAAGTTTTAATTTCGAATACTATGTATCAAGAAAAACTTCGTGGTTTTGTTGGATTGCGTGCAACACTTGTCGTAAAGGTTCAAGTTAATTCTCAACCTTTCCAACAGGGACGTTTAATGTTGCAATATTATCCATATGCACAATATATGCCAAATCGTGTAGCTTTGGTCAATTCTACTCTCCAGGGTCGGTCTGGGTGTCCCAGAACGGATTTGGATTTGAGTGTTGGAACTGAAATTGAAATGAGAATACCTTATGTATCTCCTCATGTTTATTATAATTTGATTACTGGCCAG